TGCTCCATCTGCAACTGTAGTGGTATGAGTATCTGCGTTAGTTGTTATGCCTTCTGTACCAAAACTTAGAGCTTCACCAATCAATTCCAAATTTGTATTTGTTGAAGTTCCCCAAGTTCCTGACTCATCACCAGTAGCTATTTCTTTAAGTCTTAAATCATTTACATAAGTAGCCATTCATATCTCCGTTCAATTGATTATATTACCTTTCTTGTGCATAGTTAAGCAACATCTTCCCAACCGGGGGTTTGAGTTTCATCTATGTTAGTATAATTAGGCGTTTGAGTTTCATCTATAAGACTCCAAACAAACGGTTCGCCAATTTCTCCAGTGGCAGATAAACCTGTTAAAGTAGCTGTTGCTTTGGCTACAACAGATACTGATCCTACAGATCCTGTCGCAGAAACACCATTAATATCAAATCTTGCGTTGTGATGTATGGTTACAGAACCAACAGATGCTGTTGAACTAAGGCCAGAAACAGGTACATTTGCCTCACCATCTACATCAACTGAAACTGATCCTAGTGTGCCAACTGCACTTGGACATACAGCTACAGCTTGAGCATTTACACCTACGCCAGATACTGCACCTGTGGCAGATTGACCAGTAGGCGTTACATTAGCTTCTGCATCTGTTGTAGGCGTTCCTAAAGAAGATGTCCCAGCTTGTCCTGAAAGTGTTAAATTAGCAGCAGCTATTGTAGAGACAGAACCTACAGCAGAAGTAGCAACTAAAGTAGATGGCGTTACGTTTGCTTCAGCATCTACACTAACAGAACCTAAAGCAGATGTAGCTGCAACACCAGATATGGTGAAGCTTACAGGAATCGAGGCAGGCTCACCCCAAGGACCTGTCCCCCATGTGGAACGACCCCAACCTGACATTTACTAAGCTATTCTTATGATAGCTGTGCTTGCTGCTGCTGCAGGGAAAACTACTGTAAAGTCTCCAGCCGTTGATGTTTTATCGCCACCAAAATCTATTGTAGCAACAGATTTATTACTGTCAGATGAATTGTAGATCATACATCCTCTAGCAGTTACAGTAGCCGTACCAAAGGTTAAATCAGCAAAATCAGTAAAACCTGTAGTTCCACCTGTGGTTGGATCAACTCTTGTTAAATTTGCTCCACCTGAAGTGTAATTAGTTCCTGATGCTTGCCCGGTAGTAGTAAACGCAGTTGTAGTAGCACCTAAAGTAGCAGAACTTGTATATAGTGCTAGTTTAAATGTGTCTCCACCTGAGTTTTTAAAATTATGAACAGCCTCTAGCAGCTCTTTTTTAAAGCTGGTTGTTAATGTTGATGTGATAGCCATATTTATATCCTTTTTACAATTTTAGCCACTTCTTCTTCACCAGCTTTTAACAACTCTTGAATTAAGGTAGCTTTATAGGATTTTATAGCATTTTTTATGTAAATCAAACAGACTTGTTTTATCTGTTCTTCATAAGCTTTTGCTTGTGCTTTTATGTGTGGCTCTAATTCTTCAGAACTACCAACTATTTTTTCAGTCAAACGTTCTGCCCAAAACTCTGGAGGATGGCCACCAAAGTTAGATGTTTTAGTTTCTATTACGCCTAAACTCGGTATTGCCGTAGGTGTTATTTCATCTACCATACCTTTGGCTCGTTATCTCTTGGTTTTAAGTGACTATCATTTCTATCTATAAGAATAGGTTCCTGTTCTTTTACTTCTTTTTGTAATTCCAAAGCTTCGCTTTGTTTCATTGAAGTCATAAAACCTTTTCCATCTGACATAATTACTAAAGGATCCTGGAGTCTGTGATAGCCATATAATTTTTCTTCTGCAATTACATTGGTATCTAATAAACCACTCGTTTTTGCAACTTCAATTTGAACGCCAAGATGCATAGCTTTAGATAGCCAAAACTCTACACAAGCCCTACCAGCCTCTGCAAAATGTAAATTACCTTTATAACTGAAGTCTATTCCAAATAATTTTATTGTCGATACTTTATTCCATAAAGCAAAAGCTATTGCATAAGCTACTGTGTTATTTAAGTAACAACAGTTAAATTCTTCTAATATTTCATTAATTGGATATTCAACTAGATTTCTACATCTATCATCTAGTTCACAAGTGTAAACAGGTTTATCATCATTTAACAAAACCTCTACCATTCCGCTTGTTTGACCCCCAGCATCATCTGTATCTAAGAATCTACTGACTGGGTCCATCATGAAAGTTCTGTCGTGAAATATTACAGATCCTACTGAATTGATAGTCCACACTTCGTCAAAGTGTGCTCCGTGTGATTTAGCTAAGTTGTAGTCTTGCCAACTTCCCCCCAATCCTACAATAGCTATACTTTTGCCTTCTAAGCTTTTTATTCTCTCCATATCTCTCTCTATGTTGTTTCGCTTCTGAGCGAGTCGTATCTATATTCGTCTCTTCTACCTCTGGCTTCAGCCATATTTTTTAGTCTTTGAATTTCTTGACCAAACCTAGTTTCATACACAACTTGCATCTCTGGTTCGCCTTTCATAAATGTGGAAGCTTCTATTAATGATCCATAAAGCAGTGCATTACGAGCATTGTTAGACATCCAGGTTCCTGTTGTTTGTGCGGTTAGACTTGTTGGTTTGTATAGATAATGTAACTCAACAGTATAGGTTTGATCTGGAACAGGTGAAACTATTAAAGTAGAACCATTGTTGCTTGCAGTAGACAAGTCTTTATCAAAGTCTGCATAATACAAAGGTCTGCCTCTTTCTGAGGTGTCCACCGCATCATTAGAATATTCACGCATGAAGCTAGTATGTTTTTTGTCTAGATAGTGATAATCGTTATTACTGTCTATTACAGCTAATGAAAAACTAAGTTTAAAATCAGTAGGAGCTGTAAGATAAGTATTACCAGTTGTTAAAGAACCTGTTACATTTTTTCTGAAGTAGTCAAACTCAATTAATTCTGCGATTCTTTCTTCAGTATTAATGATCATATCGTTAAGTGTATTAACGAAAGTTGTTTCATCATTCTCTGTGTAATTCTGTATTAATGTTTTTAATTCAGTTAACGTCATATCGTGATTGTAACCTCCCCAACTGAGCCTGTCATTTCATCTACAGTAAAATTTGATCCAATAATATTTGGATCCATAGAGTTGCCTTTAGTAATATCAGTATAAACAACAACAACAAATCCCTCACCCACACCTAAATCTTGACTAGGTCTAGGTTTGTATAAAGCTTCAGGATCTATTACATGAGGCAATGGTTCTAATTGAGGATGCTTCGGTTCAAAACATGAAGGACAAGTTTTCAGTCCATTCCATTCCTCTTTTAGTTGATTTAGCTTATATTCAAAGCCACATCTGTCGCAAATGGCTTTTGCATATTTACCAAGTGCATATGTCATAATTACTGCCTGGTGCTATATGGAGCAATCCTAAAAGAAGATCTATCTTCGTCTTGGCTTAAAGCTCTTTCAAACTCTTCTTCATACATTTGTTTTAACATTACCACTCTTTCCGGGGCTTTTTTAATCGCTATATAGTATGCAAGCCCGGCTGCAAAACAAGGATAAAATCTAAAAGGCATATCCATAGTATTAGTTGGTTTGTCAGCATCATCCATCCTTACAATTTTATTAAACACCAATACATCTGTGCTGTTCTCTGGAGCTGGCCATATCTTTAATACAGGTGTATTTAACTTATCAAGAAAGAACTGAGATGGTCTAGATTTAGTTGATTTAGTGGGAATGTTTAAATACTCACTTCTACTGATCCTAGACATTTGTAAATCTAAATCAGTTCCACTTGTGTTTCTTCTTATAGAACAATCTAATAAATCAACTATATTAGCATTCAGTGTGTAGTCAGTTTGTCCTTCAGTAACTGTTTGAGTTGCTTGTTCTACAGTCCATTGGTTCAAACCTCTGTTAGCCCATTCTGCCAACATAAGGTTGATAGATCTTTTTGCTGTTTTTAAATCGTATCCAGTTCTAAGTTCTAATCCACATCTTTCAAATGCTTCTTCTACAAACTCAGCTACATTGGGTTCAAAATCTGTGCTACCTGAAAGTGCCATTACTCATCCTCTGCATATAGATTATCAAAAATTCTGTTTATGTCCAATGTGTAGTCTAAATCAGACTTTGAATAATGTATATGAGCAGATGGTTTAAAATCAGGTGCACCTGTACCTGTTTCAAACCAAGCCGGGTGTGTAACCCTGACACGGTTATTTGGTAGTGCAACTATGTTACCTGTCCAGGGTCCAGCATCTAACAACTCCATAACATGACTTTGTTTATGTTGAGCTGGATCATCAGCTATTTCGTTCTCTGCATAATCAACAGTAAACAAATACTTAGCTGGATAAAAGTTACCATCTATCTTTGCCATCCAAGGACAAGGTGTCGCTCGGTCTATAATGTAAACAGCGTGATTATGAGATGAACAATCCCAAGGTTGAGCATCATGAACTGCCATCGGTTCAGGCCATTCTTCAAAAGGAGTATCACCTACTAAAGCAGTGATAGGCATTCTTGCCCACATTGCTCCACCGTGTACTGTATCTTCTTCTTCTCCTTCAGCTTCTATGCCTGTAAATATCAGTTGAAAACTTAAACAACGACATGGCATTGTTGTAACTGCAACTGCCATAGCATGTAAGAATTCTCCGTGATATTTTTCGTGGTTGTGCGTGTACTCTCTCCTAACCCAACATTTAAAATGTGGGATATTACTTTGCAAGTATGCCACTTTATTTTACCTTCCCCCCTTTCTTATAACCTTTAGATTTCATCATTCCGCCTTTCTTGTATCCTTTGGATTTCATCATTCCACCCATTTTCATACCTTTAGACTTCATCATGCCACCTTTCTTGTAGCCCTTAGACTTCATCATTCCGCCCTTTTTCATGCCTTTGGATTTCATCATGCCACCCATAGCCATGCCTTTGGACTTCATTTTTCCGCCACTACTGTAGCCTTTCGTTTTTTTATACATATTTACTCCTAAGAATATTTGGTTCTTTTTCTTCTATCGGACATAACTTTACCACATCCTCTAGCAATTCTTCTTACCTCTCCACCTTTTTTTAATTTAACTTTAGCTTTCTTTGTATTAGCAACAACAGTCTTACCTTTTCGCCCGGCTGCTTTCTTTTTACGAGCTGTATTAGCTCTTTCTGATTTTGATAAGCTATTTGCTTTAGCTTTAGGCAGACAACGATCTGGATTCTTTTTATCTTTGCTAGTACCGCATGGTCCCTTAATAGAACCGTCTGTACCAATCCTAACCCAATTTTGTTCTCGCCATTCCTTAAGCTGTCCCATTACCTAAGTCTTTCTCTCATTACAATGCCTTGGCCTTTTATGTTAACAAGACCACCTCTTTTCATTTTCTTTGCTTTAGACTTTTTTGCATAGTTTGGATCTTTGCAATACTTTGACGCTGCCATATTTGCATATGCAGAAGGATATGTATCAAATGTTCTTTTAGCCCAAGCTTTACCTGATGGGCAAATCTTTCCCCCACTTTTTGCAGATCCGCCTTTTTTAAAGCCAACAGCTTCAAGCGTCTTAGCCTGTTTAGCATGAGTCTTACTGGCTTTCTTTAAACCTTTTATTACTTTCTTAACTTTTTTCTTTGTGCCTGAATTAGTCATTTAACATTTCCACCTTTTACGTGCTTGACGTAATCTTGAGTTAGGGTTCTTAGCTGCTTTAGGAAACTTCTTCATCTGTCCGGCTGATCTAGCACAATAAGACTTACGTCTTTTAGCTGCTTTACTGCCTTTCTTAACTTTTCCTGTTACTGCTGTTTTAAGTTTAGATCCTGGATTTGCTCTACGATGAGCAGCAACACCCTTTTTAGTCATACCAGCCCCACTTTTAGTAGGGCGGTAATTAGCCTTTTTACCTGCGGTTGTTCGCCTTATTGGCTTTTGACGAGTAGGCATTATGCATAGAACGCTGTCATAGTGCCAAAGGTGCTTTGCGTATACTGAATATAAATACCATCAGTAAATAACAATCCATTATCAGGGATGGTTATATCTCTAGTTGTTGTAGCTGAACCTACAGATCCAAGTTTAAACAAACTAGTTCCTATTGGAGATGTTGTTAAGAAATCAATGTTTCCAGCATTTCCAGAACAAACTAAGTTTAAACCTTGCAATCTAGCTCTTCCTGCAAAAACAACGTCTGCAGCTGAATTATTAATTCCTGCTGATACGTTTCCAGCCGGGTTACCGACTGCTGATATTCCAGTTACTGTTTTAAAGTATTTACTTCCAGTAGCAGTACCAGCGTTTGCACCTGTTATGGATTCTGTTTGAGCATCACCGTTAACATCTGTGCCAGTAACAGTAAATGACTTTGTTGAGTCATCTCCAGCAGAAAGAATAGTGACTACTCTTCCTGAATCAAAGGTACAAGAACCGCCAGAAGCCAACGCACCACCTATTGTGAGTGCTGCGTTATTGCCTACAGCTGCTGCTGCTGATATTCCATCGGCATCTAAAGCCTGAGTGTCCGCAGTAATAAACTTACCCTGGACATCTGAGCCTGTCATTCTACCTGTCATAATTTACCCCTTACGCTATTTGCGTATATTCAATAATGAACGTAAACGAACCTGCGGTTGTAGCATCTACTGTATTAGTAATGTTGCAGTAAATAGTTCTTGCAGTGTCTGTATATTGAACAGAAGCTGGAGCTGTTGTGTCATCTTGAGTTTGTAGAACCAAGCTAGTCAAAGTTACGTTATGTGCAGCAACAGTTGTACCACCATCAAGTATTTCATCAGTTTGAGCTGCAACAATTTGTGCACCAGAAGAAGATGTACCTACTTCATAACCAATATCTCCAGTACCTATTACTGGTGAAACATCACAGAAAATTTTAATGTCTGTAATGATTGTGTTAGCTGGTTGCGTAAATTCACCTATAGTTGGTGAATCACCTGCTGTAGTATTTACTGTTACGCCAGTTGCAAAACCTACGTGTTTTGAATATTTGTTAGTAACAATACCTGTAGATGCAATATCTACTACATCAGTTTCTGCACCAGTAGTGCTATTTGTTGATATTACTTTAAAACCATTTTCAGACCTAACCGGTCCGCTGAATGTTGAATTTGCCATAATTTCCTCCTTTGGAAATAGATTCTATCGTCTTGGCTTGTCTGCTAGGTCAGTCGATAGAACAAAATAATTATCCTAGTCTCTTTGATTGTATAACAGATGTTCTTAAAAATAAAACAAAAAAAAGGGAGCCGAAGCTCCCTTTCCTTTTAAAGAACTTACGCCCCTTGAGATGCAAACACTGCTCTTGGATTCGAGAATCCAAATGAGTATCTTTCTCTTGCTTTGAATCTGACGTTGCCAGTATCAAAGTCACCTTCCATAGAAGTTGAAAGAGGAGATCTCTCGAAGTGTTTAAATCCATCAGGACAATCTGTTAATAAGAACCACGCATCATTATCTGTTAAGAAATGGTTAACTGAATAACCTTCTGGAACCATGCCCATATTCTTAATAGCATTGATGTCGTTGTCAGACGTATTAACTCTGCCCGGTGTTTGAAGCAGTCTATCCGCCACAAATTGTAATTGTGGTGGAATGATTAGCTTCCTGCCTTGTAGGGCAAGAATCATGCTTTTATCATCGGTAAAAGTTGATACAGAAATCAACGCATCTTCTAATGAAGTCTCATTTAAGTCAGAGTAAGTGCTAGGCCTGTTGCTTAAAGTACCGCCACCAGCTAAAGGGTGATCAGTAGCGACAAGTGCTTTACCGTCTCCACCAGTAAAACTGGATGAGAAAGCATTGTTCAAAACAGCAGCTGCTTTTACTTGCTTAGTATGAGCCATAGATCTTGCTAACGCCTTGGTATATCTGGCTCCCAAGCGGTCATAAAGATTATCCTCTATCGCTTCTTCTGTGAGAGCAAAAGCCAACGCTATAGTCTCGTGTGAATACCTAGAAGTAAAGCCTTCTGAAGCTGAATCAAATTCAACTGCATTTCCTTCAGCTTTTACTTTAGCATTCCCGAAACCAACGATTAATGTTTCTTCTTCAAAAGCTCTGTCCGAAGACTCAGTTTCAAAGATTTCAGCATGTTCGTTTTCATAGCGGTCATACTCCATTCCAAACAAAGCATTTAGCCCTGGTTCTAGCTCTTTTGCTAGTTGTGATCGATTAATCGCCATTACTAAACTCCTGTAGTTTGAGCATAGAGGTGCTCGTTAATTTTAACAATCATGTTGACGTATGTAGAAAGACTTCCAGTACCTAGAGCATTATTCTCTGGGTCATTGGAGAATCCAATAATTCTACACTGAGCTGTGCCTGTAGCCATAGTGCCACTGAGATCTACATTAGATCTACCAGTTGTTGTATCACCAGCAGTGTAAACAATGTCAGCGTTTAAACCGACAACTGTTTGTACGACACTACCCGTAGCAGCACTTTGAACTTCAAACAAAGTATCAGGATCGTCAACCACGAAAGCCACGATGTCACTAGATGTAGTTGCTGTCGGATAGTGAGATGAGTAAATCACATCTCCAGCCGAATCAGTATATCTACATCCTTGAAAGACTCCCAATAGTAAATCGCCAGCAGCAGCGACAGCTATGCCACCTGTGTTAACCATTTTTACTGGGTCGCCTGTAAAGATACTTCCGGTTGTACCTGTAAGAATATCGTACTCAGTTGTTCCAGTACTGTTAACAGCACTTCCAAGTTTTCCTATAGGTCTTAAACCGAATTTAGCATTTATATTTGCCATAATAGTTTCCTAGTTAATATTTATTCTAGAAATAGTAATTACTTACCACTTCCACCAAAAGTAACCTTTGATGACATTTTACTTGAAATTGGCATCGAAGGATTCTCTTCACGCATTAGGTCGTTCTCTACGGCAGTCATTTGGTTTTGGGTTTGTTGTTCAAAGAAATCATTCCTTTGATCTGCGATAGTTTTATCAATTTTGCACAGTATCAATCCACCCACCCCTATAACTCCAGCATGTCGACCATCATCGACTGTAGGCAAATCATGGAATCCCGGAAGTTCATTTGGTCTAACTGGCTCGAATCCTTCACGAAATCTTTTTGAGACATTCGTTTTGTCATCTTGTCCTAGTATAGACTCTCTAATCCAACGATAAGTTAAACCTTGAGATTCAGCTAATTCAATAGCTTCGTCTGGAAGTTCTAAGGCAGAAGGCATTTTCCAGACTTTTGGTCTGTCGTCTTTTGCTCTAGTGTCAGAACTTCTTGAAGCTCTAACATCTTCTTCTTTAACTGCGTTTTCTTTTACTTCTGTTGTCATGATCTTTCTAACCTCGCTTTTTGTATTGCGTAATCTTTAAATGACACTCCAAGCTTCTTAGCTAGTGCTTGTTCGCTCGGTGTCAACTCGATACGATTTTGTTTGCGTCCTGTCGATGTATTGCGTGTGGCTGAAGCGACTGTTTGGACGGGTTTCTTGTTCGCTTCCACGTTAAATTTATGAGGCAACTCTTGTTGCACTCTGTTATTTAATTCAGTGTAGTACTCATCAGACTCAGTGTCAAAGCCTTCATTTTCTAATTGATTATGAACTGCAAAGGCAACTGAGGTAGCAACTTGGTCTTTTCCAAACCAAGTATTCTGTTTAGCCCAAGTCTGAGCTTTGTCTGATGGCTCATCATATTGTTGAATTGGTTGTTGTTGTTCAAGGTAGTTTGGTTGATTTTTAACTTGTTCGTTATAGGCTGCTTCTTGTTCTTCATACCTTTTTTGGTCTTGCCTATATTGTTCAAGTCTAGCTTTATCTGAAGTAGCCATTGTTAAAGCCTCAGTAGCTGTAGCTATTGCATCAGGATCCTGAGACTCAGTAGCTGTTTTTAAGGCTTGTCTTGCTAAAGTTATTTGAGATTCAACACGACTCGTAAATTCATCTCCGTAACTATTTTGAAAAGACTTTTGGGACTGTCTTAACTGATCATTCTGTTCTTTAAGATCTTTAGCATATTGAACAGCCATTAACTCTCTTCTTTGAAACTCTTTGGCTTGAGCTACTGCTTTGTTGATTCTGTTTTGTGCAAGAGATGCTCTCTTCTCTATATCTGATTGATCTTTTGCTTTTTCTTCTACTTGAGGAGAAACTTCAAAATCTTCTTTGATTTCATCATCAGTAACTGGAGTAACTTCATTATTTTGATCTAAAACAATATTAACTGCATTGTCTTGAACCTCATCTTCTACTCTTCTGTGTTCTGGTACTGCTGCTTTCTCTATCTTCTCATCTGTGATTTCTATATCAATGCTTTCTACTTCTTCAATGTTTTGCGCTTCTTCTGCCATTATTTACTCCTATAAAGATTTAATATCGTCCGGGTCTAATATGGTAGCTATGACTTCATCATCGTTAATGATTCTAACCTCATGGTCATCTTCCAATCTAAAACGAGTTCCAGCATATCTGCCTATTAAAATCCAGTCCCCTTTTTTACACCAGGCATCACTGCCAAATTTGTTTTCGTCTTTATAAGATAAAGGTCCAACCTTTAACACATAGCAGATGACTGTAGATAAAGCTTCTCTATCTACGGTTTCTTTTACTAATTGAATTCCAGCTTCTGTAACTCCCTTGCCTTTATATGGCAATACCAACAAACGCCATCCTGATGGATTGGGCATTCTGTCTAGTAGGGATTTATTGAGTAACTCTGGATCGAGTACTTTTTCTTCTGGGGCTACAAAAGCTTTGTCTAGCTCTGAAACCTTTTCTTGTGCAAGTTTTTCTTTATGTTTTTCAAATTCTGTTTTTGCGACTTTTTCATTCATCGATATCATCCATATGCAGCGTTTCTTGTAAATCTTGTATGAGTGAGCGAATCGCCGACAACTCTCCCATAACGTATTTGTAGTCCTCCATCGATTTTATATTGCCACTTGCAATTATGTCAACCGCGTTCTGTTCTCTTTGTCTTAAAGTCTTGAATAAATATTCTGCTAAATTTACAGCATCCATTGGCTCTCTCCTGCCTATGTTTGTTTATCTCTCCCTAGGATCATCCATCATAGGCATTGTTCTTAAGCTAGGTTTACTGCCAAGCGTTGGAAGCGTTGGAAGTGTTGCAGACGGTAATGATGGCATAGAAGGCATTGATTGAGGCACTACAGGTGCTGGTGGTTGTGGTACTTTAGGTACAAAACTGCCACCGTCACCTCTGTATTCATTGGGAACAATTTTTATATCGCTAGTTGGCGCAGCTCCTTCTAAAACATAACCAGCATCTTCTAAAGCTTTAATTTTACTTAAAGTAACCTCTGGTTTTGGAGAACCCAGTAAATATGGTGCATAGGCTCGTAAAATATCTTGCTGTGATGGAACTGCGCCAGCAGCTAATGAACCCGCTACATCGATTTGGTCAAAAGCTGGAGCT